CTAACTTAAATTTAATTTTTTACCATTTATATAAACATCGCCATTCCAAATTTGTAATGCTCCTTTTAGACTTTCATTATACATTCCATTTATTGCAACTCCATTTTTAGTTATTGCAACTGCAGGTATACCTGTTCCTAAAACTAAATTGAAAATAGATGTTGAAAGTCTATCTTTTATAACAATTCTTATATCAAAACTTTTTGTTATATTAAATCCGTTTGCTCCTGAATCACCTCTTATTGTTCCTGTGAATGCAAAATCATTTCCATTAATTGTTGGAGTTAAATCTCCACCTTTTACCCAAGTATTTGATGTCGTTGCCTTATATTCATAATAACAAGATGTAATAGCATTGTTCATTGCTCCAAATCCATATCCCCAATAACTACCTGAAAAAGCAAGGTTTGTTTCTGAACCAACACCACCAGTTCTTACAACACTTGCTTTTTTTATAACTATATCTTCATAATTTAAATATGTACTAGGAGATATTTGTTTAACAGTTGAATTTCCCCTGCTATCAATAGCATACATATTAAAAATATTACTTAATACTTTATTAATTGTAGCACTAACACTTGAACTACTAGAATATGCTATATCTTTTTGTTGGTCTCCTATTACTAATCTATATTTACTAATTGATGCGTAGTTTTTTGCTACCGCTTTATTAGCAGCAATAATTGTTGCTTTTACATTTGAATATCCTCTAACAATTCTTTGATTACCACCTGTTAACATTATGGTTGTTGCATTTGTATCTTCGTAAGTAAAATTATTAAAAGTAGGATTTGAATTTACTACATTCAATGTTCCTACTTTCTCACTATAATACTCTGCATTTCCATAAGTAATAATACCAACTTTAATAGAACTTGAATTACTCGTTGTAAAATATTGTAACATTGATAATATTTGTGCTGCAGTCCATGTAAAAGATGTATTAGTCGTTTTTCCTGATGTTAATCTTCTAGTACCACTTGGACAATCTAAAAAATAAGCAATTTGATTTCCACTTGGATTATTACATTTAACAGTTAATGAACCATTGCTATTAACACTAAAATTATCATTTGGACTTGTTATAGTTGCTTTGTTTTTGGTAGTAATAGTTATTTCTGCACTTTCTGACCATAAACCACTATCTTTCCTGCGTAACCTTACTTTAACTTTATATGATGTATTTGGTGCAAGTCCTCCTATACTAAATGTGCCACTTTTATTATCACTTGCAACAGAGTCTCCTGCATCAGTCCAACTTCCTCCATTAAGTGAATATTGTGTCCAATCTCTTTGTGGATCACAAGTCCATTTTACTGAAATTGAATTTAATGCACTTCCATTATTATATATATTTATACTATTCAAATATCTTGGAATTGTATCAATAGACCAACTACCACTTGCACTACAATTGACTGCTACTGTATATATACCTGCCTCAATACTAGCACTAAATGATCTAGTTCCATCTGCATTATGTCCTATTTGTATATCTCCACTAGCAACTAATGTTCCATTATAAAGTTTTATTCTATTGCTTGAATAATATCTTTGTACTCCATCAATAACAACTTTGAAATTACCTGCCATGTACCAACTAGCTGATGCATTTCCTGCACCTTTTAATTCCCAATGTATATTTGAATAATTGCCTGAAATATCATAACCAGTTCTAGACCAATTCAAAACTAAATATCTACCACTATAACTATTGGTAGATATTGAACCACTTGTAGCCATTCTTTTTCTCCTTTCTATAATAGGCTTGAAAGCCAAATTTGAGAACTTACTTTTTGAATTAATAACCCTGCTAATTCTGCTTTATTTGCCTTTATTTCATCTGTATTTAATCCTTTATCTGTATATTCTGATTTAACTTCTCCAGTAGCCTTATTATAAACTCTATTTCCATCAGCATCTATTCTTGTATATGTATTTGATGTACTACTATTAACTTGAATTCCTTTTCCTATTTGAACTGTATCAGTAATAGTTTCATTTGCATTTTGTTCCCATGTCTGCTTTTGCTCTCCTAAATTTCCCATCAAATCTGCAATAAACACTGCTTGATTTGTATCTGTATCAAATTCTATCGTAATTGTATTAGATGTAACATTAATGCTTTCAATAAACTCCTGCCATTTATCTCCTGTATAGTTTAGTTTATGCTTTTCTCCATTTATTGTAACATGAGCATTATCAAGTCTATTTGTATTTTTATATAAGAAACTTATTGTATATAAATCATTTTTCAATTGAATTTCTTGTTTAGTTGTTCCTATAACTAATACATATCCTAATCCTGAAATAGTATTTTGCTTTATATCAGTATCAGTATATTCTGTAATATTATTATTCCAATTTTCCTTTGCATATAAAAATATGTTTCCTCCACCTTTATTTGATACTGTCGTTTGTAATCCTTCTATTGTTAATTTTAATTGTGCAATCTGTTCTTGATAATCTTCTATTACCTTAGAAATAGTATCACTTGTTTCATCTGCATTCATTTCAAGAGAATTGATTTTATTTCCATCTTCTGTTTGCTGATCAATGATTGCATTAATTGTTCCCTGTTGCTTATCAACTATTATTTCTGTTCTTCTTAATCTATCTAACTCACTTGGTATATTCTGATAATTAACTGTTGCTTTAGTTATAGAAGGAGCGGACATTTCACTTTCTAGTCCTTTTGGACTTTTATAATTAAATCTAAATAAAAATGATGATGAAATAGCACCATCTTTATCTAATACCCAAATAGGATCTCCTGTTTCTAGATATGGTTTACATTGACCTTTCAACTCATATGCAGTATATGAAAAACCTCTTACCTTCTCAAATAATGCAGTAATTAATTCTTCTCTCTTATCTTGAGTATAGGCAAATGGATTATCATTAATTATCAAGAAATTCTCGCCTTCTTCTTCAATACTATCTTCATCTCTTAATGTTATATTTTCGCCTTCTACATTGCTCATTCCAAGAACAACAACATTTATAGGATGCGTATTTCTTTTTAATACTAAATCTATATAATCACTTTGTTTTTCAAGACTTGGCTCATCTACATTCGTTGTTAATCTTTTTACTGCAATAGTATGCATTGATTTTACTAGCATTTCATCAACTTGCTTTGTTGATTCCTTATTAATTCCTAAAACTTTTAGATCATTTGTAATATTTCTGACTTTTAATTTATTCAAGTCAGCAACTAACATTTTATGAATTTCTCCAACAGTATATTTTTTACTATCATAAAGTTTTGGAGTAATAAAATACAACTTGTTATCTGCTCTTATTTTTGCAAATGTCCCTGATATTCCTGCAACTGCTTGAAAAACTTGTCTATTAATTGCATCTACTTCAAATTGATTACTATCTACAATAAAATTATTATTTGCAAAGTCCTCTGTTGCAAGTTCTAATCCTGAATTTTGACACGCCTCTTTTAATACATCTAATATGGTTACAGATTTACTTGAATAGTCTAATTTTGATTCATATGGAATATTTGATTTTAGCATATAATCCATAGCAATAACTTTGTTTATATTCGTTGTATCTCCGTGGTTCTACATCTGTTGTAATAAAATTTCCTAAAGAAATATAATGGACAGTATCACCAACTCTAATTCCTGTTAAATATTCATATTCTCTTTTTTCAAGATCAACAGAATTTTCAATTTCAAATTCAAGAGTCCTTGCAATTGCAGTTCCAAAAATATTACCATCTTTATAGCAATCATCACAATATTCTACATTAGTTATTGGATATTCCTTATTTCCTATTTTGATTTTATCATATTGTGTTGTACTTATATCGTATGCCTTTCTTATTTCATCACTTAAATCAATCATCAGTTGTTCCCTCCCCTATTTGTGAGAGTGTAACTTCAAATTCATCATATCTTCCACCATGTAATGTAGATATGATTGGAACATCAGGTCGTGAAACAAAAAACTTTTTTGTTAGCATACAATTATTTCTTTGAGAAAAGTATGTATAGTAATCCTCATGTTTTTTTAGATGATTCATATATTCTTTAAATGTTTGAGAGTTCATCTGTCCAAATTGTATTTTTATTTCTGTTTTATCCATTTGACCATAATTTCTGCGAATACTACCATCTCCCATTGTTTGCTTTGACTTTACATCAGGCTCATCTTCTTTTATTTTGTATCCACCTGATAAAATATTTTTAAATTCAAAGCCTTCATGAATTAATAATGCCATTCGTTCCACCTCCTTTAATATCCATATTGTAACTTTCTATTTAAATTTACTTTATTAACTGCTGATGTTAATACTTTGCCATCAAGATTTGTAACTGCAGTAACATTAATTTCTTTATTATCATCCAAACTTTGTAATATTGCTTGTCTATTATCTTCTGTCTCTACTTGAATTTGATGTGTACTTGTTAAATTAGATGTTAATTTTGCATTTTCATGTTCTACTGCTTTTTGCATATCCTTATATACACTACTTAAACTATCATTAAAACCTTCGCCCAATCCCAAGCCAAGATTTTGACCTATTTCTTTATTAAACAATTTTGATGGAGAATGTATTCCAAAAAAGCCTTTTATATTATCAACAATTCCAGAGCAAAATCCTTTTATTTTATCAAAGATCCAATTTTTAACATTCTTTATTCCTTCCCAAAGTCCTTTTATTAAATTTCCTCCAACTTCTACTATTGTTGAAAATCCTGCCTGAATTCCCTGAACTATGGCTGATATAATTTGTGGCATATTCTTCACTAATTCTACAACTATTTTAGGAATTGCTTTTATTATTCCCATAAATAATTGAATCGCAGCCTGAATCAAAAGAGGTAAATTTTGAATTAGTGTATTTACTATTGTATTAATTATTTTAGGTAAATTTTCTACAAGTGCCATAATAATAGTAGGAATAGCATCAATTAATGCCATAAGTAATTGAATTGCCCCATCTAATATCTTTGGAAAATTATCAATAAATGCAGTCAAAATTGTTTCAATAATAAATGGTAAATTTTCAATAAGTGCATCAATTATAGTTGGTATAGCCTCTATTATTCCCATTAACATTTGTATAGCACCCTCTATAATTTGAGGTAATGCATCTACTAATCCATAGACTACTGTATTTATTATTTCGCAAAGATTTGTTACTAATGCCTCTATTATTAATGGAATAGCATCAACTATTGCCATAAAAAATTGTAGTGCTGCATTTATTAGTGTTGGAATATTATCAATCAATGTTGTAATTATTGAATTTATAGTTTGAATAATTGAAACTATAATTTGTGGTAAAGCCTGTCCTATTCCTATAATCAAACTAGCAATAATTTGTAATCCTGCATCTATAAATAAAGGTAGCATTAATAGAATTGCGTTTACTAATTGAGGAATTACATCAATTAATACTTGTACTATTGAAGGCAATGCCTCTAATATGCTTTGAACTAATGACTGTAATGCAGTTATAATTATTGGTAGTGACTCTTGTAATAAAGGCGGTATCATTTGAATAATCTGTGGTAAAAATTCTGTTACTAAACCACTCACTAATTTAGCAATACCACTAATAGTTGTTTGTATTCTAGGAATTATGTTGTCTCCAAATGTAAGTACACTTTCAACAAAGTTTTTGATAAGTTTTTCAAAATCTTGTGAATCATCTGCCATTCCTGTTAGTAGGTTTTGCCATGCACCTTTCATTGCAGCAGCAGAACCCTGAATTGTTGTACTTGCCTCTTTTGCCGTTGTTCCTGTTATTCCGAGTTCTCCTTGAATAACATGAATTGCAGAATAAACATCATTCAAATTAGAAATATCATATTTAATTCCGCTGATTTTTTCTGCATCAACTAATAGTCTTTGCATTTCTTCTTTTGTTCCTCCATAACCTAATTTAAGGTTATCAAGCATGGTGTAATTTTGTTTTGCAAATCCCTGATATGCGTTTTGTATGCTTTCCATTGATGTTCCCATCTTATTTGCATTGTCTGACATATCAGTTATTGCCATATCTGCTACTTCTGCTGCTTTTGCGGTATCTCCATTTAAACTTTGTAATAGACTTGCTGAAAAAGATGTAACTGTTTCCATGTAGGCATTTGCACTCAAGCCTGCCGTTTTATATGCATTATTTGCATATCCTTCAACTATTCCTGCACTATTCTTAAATAAAGTTTCAACACCACCTATTAATTGTTCATAATCTGCATAACTGTCTATTGCACTCTTACCTATTGCGACCATTCCTGTAGCAACCGCTGCAGCACCAACTGCAATACCTTTTAGGGCTGTTCCGGCAACACTTTTTATCTTACTAAAACCATTCTCTAGTTTGCTGACACCTTTATTAAAACCATCATTATTTAACTCGGTATCAACTACAACTGAACCATCTTTTGCCATTTTCTCACCCCATTTCTATAATTTAATTTTTGTTACCACAATTCGTTTGCAAAATCAGATTCTTTTTCTTCTTCTGTACGCATATCAGGTAACTTGTATAGTTCTTGCATTTTCTTATAATGTGCTTTCATTTCTTTGTCCTTTATTTTTGCAATATTCATATTCCTATAACTCATTACTTTTACAAATTGCGTATTTTCATTTAAACTATTAAATAAGGCTTTGAATTTCCACCAATGCATATATTCTATTTCATTTAAGTCGATTCCATATTGTTCTAAAAAAGCACTAAAAATGTACTCATCATCAAATTCATAGCTATAAATTTGTTTTGTTTTTTCTTGTGTCGATTCTTCATAGTTGATACTATTATTTTCTTGCATTTCTTTACCACATTTATAAAACCATAGAATATCATCTATGGCTTTTTTTATATCTGTAATTTTATTAGGATCATAATAGTATAATTGTAATGCTTGCATTATCTTTACATCTTCACTTAAATTCCTATCCTGCATTAATAATTCAAATTTTATACTTTCTCTAAAATCTGTTCGTATTTGCAAACCACTTTTTGTGTATTGTGGTAGTTCATCTAAAAGGATGTTTTTATTCATCTTTATTTCCTCTTATTTCTTCTTGTTTCTCTATTAGGTTGATATCTTTCTAATGTTGAAACAACTGATTTTTGTTGGTTTTCCTTTTCTTTGACTATTTCTTCAAATGCACTAATATGTTCATTTAGATTGTCTTTATTTCCAAATATTTTTTTAGCCATACCATCTCCAAATACATTATTAAAGAAATCATTTATTATTTGACATTGTTCTCTTATCATTTGAGAATATGACATTTGTTGTTTTTCTTTAATTTCGCATTTTTCTATTACTTTTTTTGCCTCATTTTCAAATCTTTCCATATCATCAGCATCTAAAAAGTCAAATTCTACTTCAATATTCCTAATTTTCATAATTTTCTTACCTTTCTTTCAAAAAAAATAAGCAGTAGGGTATTAACCTACTGCTACTATTCTTACTCTGTTACTATTGTAGCAGTTTTTCCATCATCACTTATTGTTGCAGTTACTTTTTCAAAAGTGCCTTTTGCTTTTAAAGAACCACTATAAGTATAAGCATCTGTGCTATCTCCATCGCTATCAGGAACTACTGCATATTTTCTTAATCTTGCCTCATAACCACCACTTGTTACTGGTTTTGTTTTATCAACAACAAGAGTTTCAACAGTTGCATCATCACCCGTCAACTCATCATCTGTTATTTTTGCAATTTTTTCATGAACTGAATTATTTGAATATTGGTCGAAAGCATATGATTTTTCTTCGCCATAACCTGTTATATCAGTTGTTTCTGCATCTTCATCAACATATCTTCTACTATATTCAGTAGGATTTTTTGATGTTGAAATCTCCGTAAATTTACGCATTCTTTGAAAGTTTTTACTTTCTGATGTTCCAACATTTAAAAATGCAACTTTGTCACTTCTTTTTACTAATTTCTCTGTATTATCAGACATTATATTTCCCTCCTTTTTAATATTCCTCTACATAAATTAAATATATAGGTATAACATATATTGCGGTTGTCTCGGTTGTCTGTAAGATTGTTCCCCTATTACAACCTAATTCTTCCGCACCTTCTATGTCTGGCATATTTCCCTTTTTGTTTTCATCTTCAATCCATTGTGTAAAATCATCACAAAATTTTGAATTATTAATATTTTCTAGTGCATTAAATGGTGCTTGAATACTAAAATCAAAATTAATTCGTTTTCTACATCCACCATCAGTAAATTTTTGAATAATAGTTGTAGTTGGTGTTTCATCAATAGAATAACTATACAATTTGTCTTTTAAATAATCGACATTTACTTTTCCACCTTTTAATAATTTGCACTTTTCCATAAATTCTTTTATTTTTTCGACTTTTCCTTTTTCTTTACTCATTGCTTTCATCCTCTCTTGATATAATTTTCCACATCACGAATTAAATCGTTTTTTCTTCTTTGTAACATAAGTTGTTCCCATCTTGCACCTGTTCCGGATGTGTGATATTTTAAATCTTTATTTGTTACACTCTTTTTTTCGCCTTTTCTCGCCCAAGAACTACCTGTTTTTGTTAGCATTAATTTCCCATAATACTGAAATTTAGCATACGGACTAGTATATTTAATTTCATGATTAGATGGTTTTGTTTTTAATTTTCTTAATAAACCATTATCAAATGGAATATATGGATCACTTAACCTTTCTACTGTATCACGCAAAAAAGCCGTTACTCTGCCATCTTTATTTAAACCATGATCTTTTATTATTTTATTAACACTATTCATTTTTACTTTTATATTAAAACCACTAGACATTACTCGCCAACTCCTAATTTATAGTGCTGCAGGTTGCCTTTTCTGTTATCATCAACACTTACCACTCTATATTTTTGAATAGAGGGATCTCTAAATAATTTACAAAATTCATCGTTTGGATCATCTTCATTTACTGTCAATTTCCTTACTTCAATTTTATCAATATAATTTACAGACTTTTTATTCATCGTTTTAACAGATAATTTTGGTGTTCCTTCAACTACTATGTCAGTATTACTAATATTTAGGTCTTGTTTTGTTGGTATATAAATTGTTCCTGTACTGCCTTTTTCAAATCCTTTGTCTATTACATTGGATTTTTTATTATGTCTAAAATAAACACCATCAAAAACCATTCTTGTTACTGTCCCATCATCATTATCATGATAAATAGTAATTGAGTGTATAAAAAACCTTTGATTCATCATAACACCCCACAATATAGAAGAGGTTGTCCATCTGTCCCTATCACATTCCATAAATACTTTTTTAGAATATTTAATTTATCCTCTTCTAGTTTCTTTTCAATTTCTTCCGGAGTGCTATATGTTTCACTCCATCCTTCAATACTTTGTGATTTTAGATTTCCGATTTCTTCTTTTTGGTCTTCTGCTTTACTAGTTTTAGTAATAATTAAGGCAGTTGCATATTTTACATTTTCATGTATATCATTGACATCAATTCTATTTTGTGTCTTTGAATTTATATATGTACTTGCCTCAATTACTAAATTATTAAAGTTACTAGGTATGCTATCTACACCTAATAACTCTTTATATTCGGCATCAGTTATATACTTTAGCATACCTTTTACCTCCTATTCTCCATATACTGCATATAATGTAGTATCAGCAGTTGGAGTAAATGGACTTGTTACAGTAGGATTTGTAGCACTTGCTGTTTTAGCCCATCCTTTGAAAGTTTTACCTGTTGGAGCAGTTAAACCTGCACCATCACTCAATGTAATAGATTTTCCTGCCTCAACTTCTACAGAATCAATTGAACCTGTACCACCATTTGCATTATAAGTTACTGTATAAGTTTCTAATTCTTTATTCATTCTAACTTGAACACCAAGTTTGTTAGTAACCATTAAACCACCAACTTGTCTACCTTGTAATGCAGATGCACAAATGTGTTTTCCATCTTTAATATCTTCAATTGAAGGTTCTTTTTTCCATACTTCATATTTTTGACAAAATCTTTTATCATATATAATAAAATCAATGTCATCTCCCATTAAGTAATTAGCTTTTGTAGGAACACCGGCAATTTTACCGATTACACCTTCTCTAACTAATTGTTCTCCAAGTGAACCTGCAGTATTTGAGAATTTTTCATCAGTTAATAGTAATTCTTCAACATCTGCTGAAATTGCTACTCTCATTGATGAAACTTTCATATTTCTCTTTTTCATATTTTTAACTTCTGCAACAATTTTTGCATAAACATTTGCAATTGTTAATTTTGTAGTATCAGTTGAAACTGTACCTGTTTTTAAGCATTCTATTGCCATATTTTCTTTCTTTAATCCGATTGAATATCCTGCACTATCAATTCTTTGTGCAACTAAATTGTCAGGAACTGCCTCTGCCTCATAACCATCAATCAATTCATTTACACCATAATCTTTATCAATTGGTAATGGTAAAAAATCAGTTGAAGATGTTTGTAATTCAATACCATTTTTGATATCATAATCTGAAACTTTAACCTCTCCATCTCTTGTTGGGACATTGATTTGTCCTGTTACTTCATCTCTCTCATAATCTTCTGAGAAATCATCATAAATATTTGTTTCTGCTCTTGCTATTGTTAATACTTCATTTGCATAACTTTCTTTTCTTTTATGTGTTCCTGTTCCTAATGCGTTTGCCATAATAATCACCTATATCCTTTCTTTTACTTAAATAGATCAGGATGTTTTTGCTTTAATATAGCAGTAACACCACTGTCTTTTTTATTATTAATATTTTTTACTGAAACCCCATCTGTTTTAGCATCTGGTTCTTCTGTTTCTTTTTTTGTGTTTGTATATTTTGGATTTGATTTCAAAAATTCTTCAAGATTTTCATTGAAATCCCCCTCCATTTTTGAAACTTTAAATAAAACATAATCTGAATCATCTTTTGAAACACCACTCTCTAGAACAGCAATGTAATTCTCTTTTTCTTGCAAATCAGATAATGCCTTTTGATATTTAGTTTCTTTTTCTGCCTGTTTTTGCTCTGCTGATTTTTGACTTTCCTCATATTTTTCCAAAGCCTCAAGTCTTTCTTTACTAGGCATCTTTTTTTGATATTTTTCTTTTTCCTTTTTTAAAAGACTATTAACTTCATCTTGTGTATAAGTTTTGTCTTTCTTCTCAACATTGCCCTCATCTTTATTTTCATTGGCTTGAGTTCCAACATCACCTGTTCCTTCGATGTTTTTGTTTTCATCTTCTACAGAATTTGGATCTTGATTGTTTTTGTTTTCTTCATCCATAAATAAAACCTCCTTAAAAAATACCTTTATTGTTCTTTTTGTCTGCAACAAAGTAAAAAGACTATAAACCTCTGTTATTCTTTAATGTCTGTAACAAGTAAAAAGACTATAAAAAAAGACACCTATAAAAGTGTCTTTTAGTATCATATTTAATTAAAATTTATAAAGAATTTTCTATTTTTACTATAATGTCTAGTATTTTCTCAAATTCTTCTGATTTAGGAGTAAAATCTTGTTTCTTATCTAAATGATCCATCATTATATTATAGACTTTATCTTCTAGTTCTTCTAGTGATTTCTCATCAAAATCTTGTGAAATATCTATATTACTATTTTTTAATAATTCCACTTGATGTTCATTAAAATTTGAATCTATTTTCATTTTTACTCCTCCTTTTTCGTTTTCTTTGGAAATACTGTTATTAGTTTTCCTGTTTCAACATTTATAGCAATAGTGCAATTTGCACCTTTTATTTGTTGGCTATTATCTTTTCTTATTTTACCATATTTTATTGGATTTTTCAATGTATCTTTTACATCTTCAAGACTTACATCTCTTGTATATGTTCGTGAAATAATATGTTCGCCTATCTCTTTTATTTCAATACCATTGACCTTACTTCCAATAATACCACTTTTATTATATTTATTAGCAATGTTCTTCACAGATTGTACTTGTTTGCTTATAGTCTTTTCGTAATTCCCAACATACATTCTGGTTTCATCTTTTTTTGATTCTATTTGTTCTATAAAATCATTTAATTGATTTTGATGTTGATTATATATTAGACTTCGTTTAGAAAATGCCATTTTGGTTTTTTCAATTAATTCTGCATCTGTTGTATTACTGCGTAAAATGCCATCATAACCTATCAATTTTTTCTTATCTTCTCTGATTATTTTTTCCATTTGCCTTTGTGTTTGACTAGCCTGATATCTAGTCATTGTTGTATTGTTGTACTGTACTGTTTCATTTTGCCATTCCTTTAATTGTTGTTCTGTATATGTTCTAGATGAACCTTTGAAATAAGGCATCCAATCATGTCTACAATTTACACCTTTAAATCCTGTTGCAGTTCCATATCCTATATCTTTTAAACTTAAATAACCTTTTTGACCACTTAAACTTACTATTTTACCCTGCCATGATGCGTGTTCTGGTCTTGCTCCACCATGTGCAGATATTTCCATCAAATCCCACCCTAATTCTAATGCTCTCATTTCTTGTAATTTTCCGCAGGTTTGATTTACTCCTGTTATAATATTCATTCTTGCTGCACTTTCTATTGATGTTTTGTGTCCGGAAGGATAAACAACTGTTGTTCCTTTGGTACTTATTTTATCAACTGCATCAATAATTGATTGTGAATAACTTTTTACCCCTGTTGAAACTTCCATATATGCTTGGTTCATCGCATTTAGAAAATCAAGTTGACTTGTATTTGCTGTTGACATTACTAAATTATTTAAATTGTTATTTGTTTTTTCTGCAGATGCAATAAGCAAGTCCATCATTGACTTATCTTGTTTAATCTTTATTGGGTTTAACCCTGCTTTTTTATAAACCTCATCATCAATTTTTATGGATGTTGCTCCGGCATCTTCAAATATTTTTAATGTATCTTCGTAACTGGATTTATTGTACTTTGCAACTAAATCAACAATGTCTGTATATAGCATTCCCATTTCCTGTGCAATCATAATGTCATTTTTAGCAACTGTATTTGCATAGCCTACATTTGCTATTCTTTCTGCTATTTCCTGTATAATATCAAGCTCCAAATTGTTATACACATTCATTGCTTGTTTTTCTATTTTTTCCAAATAATCCGGAGGTAACATTTATTATTCCTCCTTCTTTTCTTTTTTGTCCTCATCTTCTTTTTTAGATGGCTTTGGATCTTCTTCCGTTGGGAAACCAAATACTTCTTGATTCGTCATTTTTTCATCATTTATCTCTTGCAATTCTTTTTCTGCTTGTTTTTCTGTTAGTCCTTCATGTTTCATTAAATATGCTTTTTTACTCTTTAATCCCTGTTGCACTTCCATTAAGTCAAGTGTTCTTTCTGCATTTTTATCAACGATTATAGAGTCATCAGGTGTTATTGTTATATCTGATGCATCTATTCCTTCAATATGGCATATTGCTCTAACTAAATCATAAACAACATCATTGACATTTATTAAATGATGTGATCTAGTCCTAAATGCCTCACTATTTTCTGATATAACTTCTGTTGCAGTTTTTGTTGAAACTCCATCAAATTTATAGAAATTACTACCTAATCCTACATTAGAAGATAACCAATTTAAATCTGCATTTATTGCATCTATATGTTCTTGTGTTCTTAATGTAAAATCAATTTCTTTTGCAGGTTGTTTTTCCATTCCTTCGATTGCAACATATACTTGGTCTTCTGTATCAAAATATTGAACATAATCAACCTTTCCATTTTCATTAGGAACTGCTTTTGCTTTTAATGATGAATTATCAACTAATATTCTTTTCTTTCCTAATCTGAATTCTTGCATAAAACTATCATATTTCATATCAATTGCTTTGAAACGATCAATAGAATTTGCAAAAAGAGATATTCCCAAAGGACTAGCCATATCCAAATTATTTGCAAGATTTGGTTTTAATATTTGGAAATATGGCACTTCTGTTTCAATGATATCTTCCTTTTTTATATCAGGATAATAATCATTAAATTCAAGTTCTTTTCCTAGTTCTTTTTCGTTAGTTGATTTATACAACTCATGTTTTCTTATATATTTACCATCTTCATATTCATGATATGTTAAATGTGTATAATATAATGTTTGTTCCTTTTTTGTTCCTTCTGTTTTTTCTATCTCTGAATATCTAGAGACAGTTATTAAACCATAAATATATGAATTTGTATATTTATACGGAATGAATAAATCTCCTGTAACATAATCAATTGTTGTTTGTCCATTATCCTTATATTCTATTAATGCACCATTTCCCAATGCAAGTGCCTGTTCAATAAATATAGGAAAATTAGTTGTGAAATTATTTACTTTATTATCTAAAATCGCCCATAACTTTTTGCTATTTTCTTTCGATTTTAAATTTATTTGTGTTTTTTCTGTCCATAATAGTTTTGCCATATCTTCACATAATTTTTTTGGCATATTCATTGTAAGTCTTTCTAGTTTTGTTGTCTTTCCGTTCGCAAGTCTAGCGGTATAATGATGAAAACTTGCTACATCGCCAGCATACCATTCTTTCCATATTTGCATATAATCATAAACATCACCAACTGCAAGATTTACATTATTTTTTTTACTTAAAACACTTGAAATATTGTTATATAGCTCCATTTTTCATTCTCCTTTTTAAAATTTTAATCCTAATTTAACTAAATTATCTTTTACCCAATATTGAAATTCATCTTGTGTATGATCTGCGTAAGTATATGCATAGCTTTGTGAATGAGTATTATAATATCTTTCATCTACTGGTAGGTCTTTTTCTGTTTTGTCTGGTATTGGCTTTCCATTCTCTATTGATTTCGGTAGCCATTGATAATTTTCGTTTTCTTTCTTAAATATTTGATTATTGTTATTTAAAACAACTCTAAATTTCTTCTTGGCAATAAAATCTTGTGAATAATCAACTAATTTTTCTTTGTTTGTTCCTTTATCTACTGGATTCAATCTTACACCGAAATCTTTATAATATTGATTTCTTAATGCACCCTCAGCAGAGTCTATTGTTTCTCTGTCTGTAATTGTTTTATATTTTTTTGTCATTTTTATTTTAAAATTAAATCAGCACTTAATTCGCTTGGTGCTTTTTTTACTGGCTTTTCATTTGGAGAATAATAGTAAGTATCTAACAAGTACCAATATCCATCATCTCCTAGTCCATAACACCCACAAGCAGTTGCTGATGTTTGATGTCCACTATCTATTGAAAAATCCATATAAATAATTTCAATTTTATTTTCAATAATATAGTTTTCATTTACATATTCAATTAAATCAGGATTAAATATTAGTCCTTCTAATCCTATTACTTGACCTAACCAAATCCAATTATATCTTTTTTCATCGTTCTTCTTTAGATTTTCTGCCTCTTTGATTGCGATTTTACCAACCCATTCCGGATTAACTGTTCTATAATCACTATGACTGACTAAATATTCAGGATCTTTTCTTTTTTTATCTGCCCATTTATTTACCCAATCGAATTTATTTTTTGGTGGATTATATGAATATAAAGCCATGAACCAATCATTGTTACCACGAGTAAATGTTGCTTTTATTTGTTCTATTGTTTCTTCATCTTTAAAGTTAGTTAACTCCTCAAACCATATAATTTTAATTAATTTCTTTTCATCAATAGTTCCCTTTATTGTTTCAAAGTCATCGCCTCCGGCAAAGTATATTTTATTTTCATTTTTAAAGAATGTAATCTCCATTGGAGAAACTGTTGCTTTGTAATCTAGTCCTTCAACAAGACCCAATCTATGACAGGCTCTTTTTATTTCTCTAAATACTGACTTTCGCAAATCTATTTGATGATTTCTCATACAAACCGCTGAACAATTATCTTCATTTAAACAATTATAGACAATTTTTATTGCTATCATTGATGTTTTAGTTGAGTTTCTACCACCTTCATATATCTGATTTGTTTTTCTTGAATTAAATGTTGGTATAAAATGTGGTGCTATTATATCTCTAATACTGACTTTACTCATTTTGCATCACATCCAATTCATCATTGTATGGCAGATCATTTATTATTTCAATTCGCTCTGTATTTGTTCGTGGTTTATTTGCATCATCTTTTGACTTTTCATAATTAAATCGTTTTTCTTCAAATTCTATTTTATGTAATGAATCAACTGTTCTTCTTTTTGCCTCTTGTACTTTAGTCAAAGCCTGTTCAAATCTAATTATTAATAATTGTGTATTTTCTGCCTCTGTTGATGTTAATGTTCCTGCTTTTGACATTTTCATTATTGTCATATCTTTACTTTCTTTTAGTTCTTCTATTTTTTTCAACATTCTATATTCTCTAACTTTTAATATTTTTATTTCATCTTCTAATGCTTTCTTTTTACTTTTTATTGGCTCATTAAATAACTCTAATTCATCAGGAGAAAAACAACTATCAAATTTTGAATAAGCACCTGTTACTACTGCATTTTTATTATTCTTTGTTCCATGTCCGCCTTTGTTGCCCTTTGTTCCTTTCTTTTCTCGTTTTTTCCAATTATTTTTTGAAATCTGATAATTTAATTGTCCCATTGTGATATGGTGTTTTGTGATTATATCTTTTTTTAACATTCCGGAATTATAATCTTTTTCTATTTCTTCAATATTCACATTAGTTCACCACATCCTTTCTTACTACTGCAATTTTGCTTTTTGTCCTGTTAGTTGTTCCCATCTTCTAACTATAACATCGCAATATTTCGGATCTAATTCCATCGTATAACATATTCTATTTGTTTGTTCTGCAGCAATTAGTGTTGAACCACTGCCACCAAACAAATCAAGTATTAATTGATTTTCTTTACTTGAATTTTTTATTAAATATACTAATAAATCAATTGGTTTCATTGTTGGATGGTCTTCATTTTTATTTGGTTTATCAAATTCTAAAACTGTGCTTTGACTTCTATCATTTATAAAGTAATGTGCTGAACCTTCCTTCCATCCATATAAAATAGGTTCGTGTTGCCATTGATAGTCTTGTCTACCCATAACAAATTTATTTTTTGCCCATATTAAGCATTCAGCTAATTTAAAACCAACCGCTTTAAATGCATTTCTAAAATTCAAACCTTCTGTATCTGCGTGAAATACATAAATTGGGCATCCACATTTTGCTACTTCAAACATATTTCTAAATGAATCTAATAAGAAATTATAAAATTCTGTTTCTGTTAAATTGTCATTTTCAATTTTTAATTTATCTTTTGTTCCACCTTCGTAATTAACATTGTATGGTGGATCAGTTAATATCAAATCTGCTTGTTCCTTTTGCATTAGTTTTTCAACATTGATTTTTTGAGTGCTATCTCCGGCACATTAAACGATGTTTTCCTAAAATCCAAATATCTCCCAATTTTGTAATTGGTTCTTCAATTTCGTTTAATGTTCCTTCAATTTCAAAATCATCTTCTTTTGAACCTATTGTTTCTTTTAGTAGATCATCAACCTCATCAAAGTCAAACCCTGTGACATCTAAATCAAAGTTTGATTCTTTTAAGTCTGCAAGCACATTTTCTAATTTTCCATAATCCCAAATACCATCAATTTTATTTAATGCTAAATTTAATGCTTTTTCTTGAACTTTAGATAGATTTAAAACATTACATTCTATTTTTTCATATCCTAAATCTTCTAAAACTGTTAATCCCTGATGTCCTCCAATAACTGTATAATCACTATTTACTATTATTGGCACAACATATCCAAATTCAACAATACTTTTCTTTAATTTTTGGTATTCTTCATCTTCCGGTTTTAATTCCTTTCTTGGATTGTACTCCGCTCTTTTTAACTTTTTTAATTCTATTATTTGAATGTTCATTGCAACTATCCTTTCTAAAACACAATAAATAGTTTCTGCAATTTTTACATTGAAATTTTAAACATTTTTCATAGTTTTCTTTCATTGAAAACCTCCTATTCTTTTGTAAAATAAAAAGCCTATCTGCAATTAAGCAAATAGACTTTTTACTTCAAAGGAAGATAATGTTATGAAATCCACAAAAAAGGTATTACATTTTGTAGTTTTGCACCTATACAAATTATAACACATAAAAATCAATTTTTTGTGGCAGTTTTTTCCCTTAAAATCATTATGTATTTTTTATTCCACGAACACCAAAATATAAAACTGCGAATTCTTTTAATGCCTTTTTCTTTATATCATATATAGTATGATTGCTATTCTCCGAGTAATTCAATTTTTTTGCTATTTCTTTCATGGATTTCTTATATTCTGTTATGTACTTTAATTTTATAAATTTTTCTAAAATTTCATCTTCTTTTTTAATTTGTTCTAAAATATCATCCACTAATTGCATTTCTTCTTTAGTTTCATTTATTTGAGCATTTATTTCCATGACTTCGCAAATTTCATTTATTGTGCTTTCACTATAATCCATGTGTTGCACATCTGGTTTATCATAACTAGTGCCCATCAATTCACGAGGAAATCCACTTTTTATTATCTTATTTCTTCTATAATACAAATTATTCAAAGAAGTGTTTAATTTTCTATGATTTTTTAATATCTCTTCACTTTCTTTTATATAATTCATCGCTTTCCTCCTATTCTTTTGTAGAAAATAACAATCAATTGTTTTAATTCTCCATTTTTCTACAGATATTATTTTGTTTGTCCCACGCAGCACATTCTTCTTTATAACATTCACAGAATGCCTGCGTTTCTATAAGCATATGATATTCTCCAACTGCTATACTATCATCGTTTAATATTGGTTTTCTTATATTTTGTTGTAATACTCTATATCTTTCGGGACATTTCATTTTTTAACTCCTCCATTTAGAATAAAATATTTCCATTTTCATCTGTCATACTACCAGTTATATTTTTTATTTCCATTGTTTCTACTGGATTTTCTCTTGTTATTCCTTTTATAGCCCAAAATTGAGCCTCTTCTATTTTTGTAATTGCTAATGATGTTTCTCTGCTTAGTTTACAATTTGTTTCTATAAAATCATATACATCAGAAAACATATTTCTGACATCATTAATTCTATTTTTCTGCTCATCAGTTAAATCTGTGTATTTTGCTCTATCATTCATCTTTATTTTCCTCCTCATAAATATTGTACATTGTTGGTTTTCCATATTCTTGGCATATTTTATTTTCAATTTTACATCCTCTTGCATTTTCCCAGCCTTTCATAAAATAAACAACATCTACTTTACTAATAGCCTCGATTGATTTTGACAAATAATATATTGCCATATCACAATTTTTTGGAGGTTCTTCCGCAAATATTGTGTCCACATATTCATCTCCATTTTTTTCTATTTGTTTTATAATATTTGCCCTTTCTTTTCTTATTTGTTCTTCACTTTTTCCATTCATTGCTTGACATATCATAATTTTCATCATTTTTTCTCATTTCCTTTCTTTTATATCATTGCATTAATTGTTACTTGCCCATCTTCCATAATTCCATTTAATATATCGTCACTTATCATTCGTTCTTTTGCTAATTTATAGAAGTCTTTTTTTATTTCAAAGCCGTAACAATTTCTATTTAGTTCTGCACAGGCTCTTAATGTTGCTGCACTGCCGAGCAACTGGATCAATAACGACATCGCCTTCATCAGTAAATATTTCTATTAGTTTTTTTAGTAATCCAACAGGCTTTTGCGTTGGATGTATTTTAGGATATTCTTTTTTACTATCTCTTTTCCACTCAAACCAATTAAAAATCATTTTCTTATTATTGTTGAACTTTGGCAATTTATCCCTATACAAAACAACTGCATATTCTGTTGCTCCTACTATTTTCATATTTGCTTTTAATACTTGTGCAGAATAATTTTTGATAAATACTAACGGATAACTATTCATAAATCCGTATTTTTTACCCCAATCAATAACCATTTGTTGTTGCTCATAAGCACAAAAAACAATCATTGCCGGTGCTTTTCCTTTTTCTTTTGGTTCTTTAATTAACATATGACTGCAGAAATGCATAAACTCTGCAATTCTAAAATCTTTGTCAGTATCAAAGAACTCTTTTCCTGCGAGTTCACTTTCTCCATTTTTGTTATCTCCATTTTTATACCACATTGGATTACTTGCATAAGCATTATTTCCTAAATTATATGGTATATCTGCAATAACCAATTGTGCTTTTGGAATTCCGTATCTTTTGAAATTTTGAAAGTGATCATTTCATTTTCTGATTCACTCTCCTTTTTATTTATAGTTCTATTTGCTTTTATGTATTTTTCGCAATAAGTTAAATGTTCACTTGCATATTTGCAATTTAGAAAATATCCACAATCTAAACACACATTTCTTGCCATTATTTTTACCCCTCTTCCAAATCATCAAATAATTCTTCATATTTATCTACCTGATTTAATCGATTCAATATTTCCTTTACATTTTCCTCTGTTAATAGTTCTATATAATCTTTGTCTTGATAATCAATAGATGAGTCTTTTATATATTTTCCTATATGTACAAAAAATTGTCCCTTTGCAGTTTTATATAATGTGTGTATATATCTTGGATAAGTGATTATATTAAATAACCCTTCATGTTGTACTGGTTTTATATATGTCATTATCTTTTCTGCTTTTTCCGTATCATAAATTTTATTATTCAATAAATATCTCATTTATTTATCCTCCTTATCTCTAAAGAAATATATAGCAAGTATAGTTCCACATATAATTAAAGTTATTATTACTCCACTACTCATGATCTCACACCTCCAATATTCTTATAATTTTATTATGTAATGTTTCTTTTTATTTCTTTGGCATTTCATATTTTGGAGTGCCGATTCCCTCTGCAATGCCATATTTAAAATTTTCCCAACATGTGCATGTCTTTATTATTTCTTGTAATACTTCTTGTGCTCTTTCTTCTGTTTCATATTGTCCGATTATGATAGATTGTCCATTTGAAAAATATGTATATATTCCATAATCTTTTAATTCTGTAAAATCTATTCCTGTTGTTTCTTTTATAATTGGTGCAAAAATATCTAAATTTGATTTTTCCATAAATTTTTTTTGCCCATCATTATTTACACACTGAATTCTTTCTACTCTATCAAAGTTTATAATTTGTTTTTTATCCTGACTAACTATTAACATTTTCATTTTCCTCCAATTCTTCAATCATAACTGCAACACAAGCAGTTGTTGAATAATACTTTTCTACTTCCAATTTAACTACTTGTTTGTCATCTAAATATGCTATTTTATTTAATGAATCCAATATACCTTTTGCAATATTATCTGTATCAGGTTTAACTGTTGGAAATATCTCCATATCTAGCATTTGTTGCCTTTTCTTTTTGCTTGCACTCTTTGGTATTTCATAATAAGCAATAATTTTTACTTTTAATGGTTTTTCTAGTGGTTTCATTCCTCTATATTTATCTAAAAAGCAAGTTCGCACCCAATTTTCATAAGCGATTGTTTCTTTTGGTGTATATGCAAACCTTCCATTAAATCTTGGTCTTTGCTTTGCCTGTACTTTTCCTGCAACATTAAATCCTATTTTCATTCTCTTTCACTTCCTTTGTATTTCTTTATTAACCAAACTATTATTGTGATAAATATCTCAATAATAACTGTTCCTATAACTCCTGCAGCAACTCCATATAAAAATATAATTTCTAATATTTGAGCAAAAACATTCATATTTTTTCTCCTTTCGATATCAGTTCGTTTCAAAAAATTATTCTTTAAAGTCTTGTCTTTTTACCCTTAATTTTTTGTCCCTTTCGTTTTATTTTTGATTTTATTGTTGTATTTGAATAATTTATCGTTTAGCGATTATTTTTTCTTAAAATTGATTTTCGTGCGTTCATTATTTAATGATTTGTAATATTCTTGTTTCCAATTTGGATAGCCTGCAACAAAACCTTTGCATCTTCTCCATCCTGCAAAATTTGGATCTTCTAATCTATTACATCCAAGACAATATTTGCATAAAACTTCATCTTTCAATTGATTCATTTCTTTTCAAATTCCTTTCTTAAACAAACTATAAAATAATTCATAAAGTCCGTTATTTGTTTCGGTGTTTTTGTTTCTATTGGGCAATACTGATTCGCTGCTAAAAATGTTTTTGTAAATGATTTTTCTTTTATATCAAGCAAATATATTTTGTATGGACTTAAATATATTTGAGTTATTGCATAATACTTTAGTTGTAAATCGAATTTCATTTGTTCCGGTAGGTTATCATCCTTTTCAATATATAAATCCAGTTTTTTAAGCGTTGTTTGTATTGAACCTCTATCTGTTTCTGTGAGTCCTTCAAATTTTTCTGCTCTTTCTGTTAAATATAAATATAATAAATTTAATTTAGTTTTATTTATATTTGTTTTATTGTTAGTTGTGGTTATTTGATTGTTGTTTTGATGGCTTTCTTGTTGGTTATTTTTATCTTCCTTATGCTGATAATCTTCGTATTTTTCAATAGTTATAAGGGTATATTTGTTGGTTGACTTGGTTGTTATTTCGTTGGTTGATTTCAATTTATCTAATGCCGTTCTTATTTGTTGTCTTGATAAATTTAAATCTTTTGCTAAATGCTCTGATGATGTTATTAACTGACCTCTTTTTATTAAAATCCCATGCCATCGTTTATCTTCGTAATTTGCTAATAGGAGAAGATGGATAAAGAGTCTACAAGTGTTTCCATCTTGATACCATTCCCAATTTATAAGTTTTTTGTATAAACATATCCATCCTTCCATAATAGTTCTCTCCTTCGTTCTTACTTATTATTAAAGAAGAAATCAGTATCTTCATTTGAGTTTGCTTGCGTTGGCTCTGTCTCTTCCTGTTGTACAGTAGTTTCTGCATTTTCTATTTCTATTGGTTCTGCATCAGAATTGTCTATGTAGTCATAAGTTCCATTATCATTTATTACTGCCATATCTGATTCAAGAGCCTTTTGCATTGTTAGATCTACACTCATAATTCCCCATTTAGAAATTAGTTGTCTTAGCATTGTTTTGTATGCCATTCCATCAAAGTCCTTTTCCCAAAATGTATATCCTTTTTTTGCTCTATATCCCATTGAATATTTAAGAGCATGAGCCTCCATTTTTGCTTTAGACCAATACAATGTTTTTTTGAATCCATTTAAATATTCAAACATTGCATAGTAACCTATTGTTTCTGCTTTTTCTCTTTCCTCTTCATTCTCAATTAATCTAACTTCAATGTCTTCATCTAATGGATTATAATTTACTAGTTCGCCTTCTTTAATTGCTAATACATTCAATTTTTTATATTGACCGCTCCTGATTGCTAATTGAATATAGCCTTTGTAACCAATTTGGAATTGTGCAACTTTGCATCCTCTCTTGCTATCATTGAACGGAACCATATAATATTGTCCGTAGTTGTGGACTAGGGCTCAAATTAAGAGCCTGTCCAAGTAATGCTGCAGAAACTATTGAAGAATTTTCACATTCTGCTAATTGTGGATTCGTACTAACTGCAGAAATGATTGATGTAACAAATTGTTGTCCTTTTTCTCCTCCTACCATCTCATTTATTTTCTTTTTCATTGCATCTGTTGCAAGAAATGCACTAAAAGTTTGTTTTTGATTTTGTTTTACTAAACTATTTTGAACTGCCATATTTATTACCTACCTTTCCTAAATAAACTTTGTTGTTCATTCATATTTTTTACTACAATGTTATTTTCTTCATCAATTTCGACTGCATAATCAAATCCAAGTGAACTTTTATATGAGCCTTTTGCCTCTTTGATTTTTTCTGATATTTGAAAATCATACATTGGTTGTAAATATTCTTCTATTTCATCATTAAATTCACGATCTTTTTCATTTACCCCAATATTTATTTTTAATGTAATTTCTGATTCTTTTCTTGTAAGAATTGCATTTTTGGTTAATACATCAATTGAATGTTCAAGTCTTTCTTTCATAGGTTTTAATAATTCATTATCTAAATTTAATTTTTCTTGCATTTATTTATCTCCTTTCAATATTTTATCTAGTATTTGAGCAAATTCTTTTTCATTTTCTTTTGAAATATGAATCTCATGTACATGAACATTATTTTTTTCCTTTTTCTTAGTGTCCTTTAATGCCTTTAATATTGAAAATTCTAAAATTTCTCTGTCAAAACCTTTCCTTAACATATTATGAATTAGCACTCCTATTGCTGCAGCTAATGAAACTTCATCTCCTTCAACTTCAACTGTTCCTTCGCCCTTTTTATCAATATCAAATTCAATATGTATTTTTGCATATTCCTTATTGTTTCTATCAAATAACCCCATTTTTATATCCTCCTATAATTAATATTGTTTGATTCTAAAAATTGTTTTAAATTTATGAATTGCTCTTTTGTTGCTATAACTCTAAAATCAATTTGTAGTAAATTTTCAGTTTTTTGCACATTTTGCACATTATTTGTTATATTTTGTGTACTTTCTGTTGTGTTTTGTTCAATTTTTGTTACATTTTGTGTATTTTTTAATGATTCCAACTTTTTATTGTTTTCAATAATTCTTTGATATTCTTGTAATGAATTTCCTAATACTGCCGGATTATTTATATTATTAAAGTAATATCTATGTATTTGTTGTAATAATGATTGATCTTCTATTGTATTTTCAATTATGTTTAAATCATCAGTTGTTTTGCTAATTAAATGTTTTATATCCTCTTCAATTTTCTTCATTGAATATGTTTTATTTAGCCATCTAGGATTAAATATAGTGTCAAAATTAATAAGTTCTTTGTAGTCTCCTATATTTTCATCAAATATTGCTTTGATTTGTTGTTCCTTTTCTGCTTGTTCTTTTAATTCAAATTCCTTTACTTGCTTGTCTATTGTTTTTGATGCATCATCTACAATTGCCATTAATTCTTTGCATTTATTTTCAAAATCAACATATGGTTTTAATAATTCATTTTTTATTCTCTTCTTTTCATTATTGATCGCATCTGATACCTTATTTAAAGTTGCCCTATCTTGTTTTGCTAATGGTATTGTTTCAGGTGTATAAACTATATTTTTATATTCACTTGTTTTTTCTGTAACCCATTTTTTTATATCTTCATAATTAAACTTAACAGGCTCTAATGATTTAATTTCCTCGACTTTCAATTCCATCGCTATTTTCCTCCTTTAAGAATTCATTTTTATCTAATTTTGTGTCTATCACTTTCATATAGTCTTTGATTTTTTCAATTTCTTGTTTGTCTATATCTGTTCTAGTTACTTGTGCAATAGATTTTCCATATCTCGTAGGGACTTCAACAATGTCCTCAATTTCTAAATCTAAATCTGTATAATAACTATACTCTCTACCTGTAAATGTCTTTTTTTCAAATTTATCTTCGTATTTAACTCCAACAATTTTAAATTCTTCAAATTTTGTAGGGATTTCATCTGTTCCCTTTATAACATTTTTCATTATCTTTCCTCCTAATTTATAGATTTGGTAATACTAAAGGTGGAATTTTGTCATTTTCAACATATTTCCAAAATTCAATTTCTTTTTCTTCTAAATATTTTATGTCTTCTTCGACATCTTTTCTTTCAATTGTATATGTTTTATTTGCTTGGTAATTCTCATCATAAGTAAGTTCTGCAAACAATTTTACAAATGTAAAACCTGTAACATTAAGATAATGCAGTATTTGGCAATAATAGTTTGGTGGTAGTCTATCTTTCCATTTTTCCTTTTGCATTGATCTCAATACTTCTGATGTTTTTATTTCAAGTATTCCTTTTTCTCCAGTCTCTTTATTTACTAATATTCCATCCAAACTAGCAAATAAAAATGGATATACTGGATGTTTTATTATTGTATTTTCTTCATGTAATACTTCATATTCAGGATGCTTAATTTTAAAACTTTCCCTTAATATAGGTTCCATCATAGTTCCATAAAGTACATATGGTTTATTTGAAATATCTTCCGCCTCTCTTATTCCTGTTTTTTCTTCCCAAAGTTTAATGTTGTCTTTATAAGGATTACTTCCAACAATTGCAGATGCATCAGAACCACCAATTCCTTTTTTTCTTTCTTCAAGCCATTCTTCTCTGTTCATTTTTCCTCCTTTCTGTTGCACCCCATTTATTTTTGTGATAAAATACAAATGAAGTGAATTTATATAAATTTTCTTTTATAGAACTATTTATTACTTTGGTAGGTGGTGGTAGTTCTATTTTTTGTAAGCAATGGTGTATCTATTGTTAATTGAGCAAAATAATTTTTTAATTTTTCAGATTCTTCTTTGATTTGTCTAATTTTTTGTTGTGGCTCTCCGTAGTCATTTCTTTCTGCAACTTCTGTGATTTTTCTAAATCCATCAAATGCTAATGAAATCATGTCAAATAACTCATTATTTTTGTGTACATATTGTTCATGTAATTGTTGATATTCCATTGATTTTACTTTTAATTGACTTTGATAATTTTCATTTTCTGCCTTTAGTCTTTCAATTTCTTCATTATTAAACATTCCTTTTCCCTCCTTTCAAAATTGATAAATTGTATTTCATTTTTGCAAGTGTTAACATATGCCATACTAATGATTTACCTAACTTTTCTCCCATGTCTCTTTCTCCTTTCTGCTTTCATATCATCAATATCCATTTTTATTAGTATTACTATAAGAACAGGTAATGAAATATAAACTACTGCCATTATGTGATCCATTGTGATTATTTCTGATAATTTTTCTGCAATAATTGAACCTAAAATTGGCAACCATATAATTGATGTTCCTAATGCAAATTCAATAACATTTTTTAATATTTTCATTTGTTTTTACTCCTTCTTCTAATATTGTCTTTAGTAAGTTTAATTTCGTTTCTGCTTGGATTCTTCTTTCTTTTTCTTTTTCATAAACTTCCATGCTTACTGCATTTCCACCTATTTTAATCTTGTATCTGCCCCCATCAGTTTTTCTGTATTCGACTTCGCCGTTTTTCAATCATATCCATTGCAGTATCGTAACCTATTTTTCGCCTTTTCATAAAAGCATTTAAGCTAATCCATTGTTCTTCCATATAAATTTCCTCCTTATTTGTGTGTCCTGTCGCATTTTTAAAATTTTCATAACTATCTCCTTTTTTGTTAATTTTTTTAACAAATTACTCTAAAAAAATATAATCTGTTTCATTTAGATTATTTTGTTTACAATATCTCACTATCCCATTACATATTTTTGGACTGTGATCTATTGCTTTTTTATTAAGTACAGAATTTAAATAAGATGGGTCAACTCCAATTGTTTCCGCAAAAAAACTTTTATTATTGCGAAACCTTTCTTCTATTAATTGTAATACTGCCTCAATATTTACTCTCAATTTCATCACTCTCCTTTTGTTAATTTTTTTAACAAATTCATTATATATTTTGTTTTTGGAAAAGTCAATAGTTTTTGTTAATTTTTTTAACATTTTTTATTGACTTTTTCAAATGCCTGTTATATACTATATTTGTAGGAGGTTTTTGTTATGTTTAATAGAGAAAAATTTGCAAACATTTTAAAAAATATAAATGAACTTTACGAAAACCAAACAAGTTTTGCAAAAAAAGCCCACCTTAACAGGACTTATCTTTCTCAATATATGAATTTAAAATTAGATAGTCCCCCATCTCCTAAAAAATTAAAAGGTATTGCAGATGCATCTCGAGGAATAACTACTTATGAAGAACTAATGGAAATATGTGGTCATGTTACTGAAAATGCATTTACAAATAATTCTATTGTAGATCATAGTATTATAGTTCTTCCTTTATTTATGATAGAAAATGAAAAACTCGTACAATATAGTGATTTATGGATAGATAAAAAAATATTAGAATATGGACATGAATATTTTGCATTTAAATCTAATGATGATTCAATGTTACCTTTAGTTCGGTATTGGGGATATTGTTATAATAGAAAAGTCAGATACTTACGAGAATGGAAATACTTGTTTAGTTTCCATTGATAATAATATCATTATTATACGAAAGATTATTGATTTTAGAGATTATATTGAACTGCATACTGCTATGCCATATAGTCAGCCAATAAAATTGACTAATGATGAAAAGCAAAAAAGAAACTTTAAAGTGTTTGGAAAAATTATTAAAGTAGAGAATTTCAGTGCTTTTAAATAAATTTATGATTTAAAAATATTTTATAAATGAAAGGAGAATCTATATGAATTGCCCAAAATGTAATAGTAACAATATTAACACTCAAATTGTTCAAACAGGAGGAAAAACAAAAAAACATGGTAATGGTATTGGAGGTCATTTAAATAATACTGCTAGAGGATTAACTGCTCTTTGCACATTAGGTTTATCGAATTTAGTATGGAAAAAATCAAAAGGAAATGAAAAAACATCTTTTAAAAATGAAACTATGTGTGTATGTCAGAATTGTGGACATACTTGGAATTTAAATAATTAAAAATGGATAATGTGTTTCTAGTTTGCGACAGGACACACATTATCCAAAGGCGTAAACACTTCGAAAAGTGATTACTTTTTGTATTATATATGAAAAGCCTTCATTTTTCAAGTAGTTTTTAGAAATTAATTTGAAATATGGAGGTCTTCTTTATGGCAAAAGAATATAACTGTGAAATTAACGGAATAAAATATTATAAAGTCACTAGAACCATTGGACATAAAGCAAATGGAAAGCCAATAAAAAAACAATTTTATGGAGATGGAAAGAAAGATGCTAATAAGCAAGCAGATGAATATCTAGAAAAATTAAAAAAAGGTATAATTACTAACAAAAACAAATGCTACACCATTAATATCTTGCTGCCTGAATGGTTATTTAATGTAAAAATACATCAAATAAAAAATACTTCTTTTGAATCGTATGAAGGTACTTATAGAAATCATGTAGAGCCTTATGAAATTGCCAACCAAAATATTGATGATCTAAAAAGTATTATGATACAAAATTTTTACAATAAATTATTTGAAGATGGACAAACTGAATCAAATATTTTAAAGGTTCACAAATTATTAAATCCATTTTTTAAATATTGTGAAAAAGAAGGTTATGTTGAAAAGAATCCATGTGCTAATACCACTATTCCTAAAGATAAAGATATAGATGTAGATGAAATTATAGAAAAACAAAAAGTTCCATTTAAATATTTTACTATTGAAGAATTAAAATTATTAAGAAAAGAATTTGAAGGTAACAAATATGAAAAGGTAGTTGACTTTGCTCTTGGTACAGGAATGAGAAGTGGAGAAATCATCGGATTAAAATGGGTAAGCATAAATTTTGAAGAAAGAGAAATATATGTTAAAAATAACACAACTCGTTCTGCAGTATTTAATAACAAACGAGAAAAAACAGGATATAAGACTAAAGATGGAACACCTAAAACAGAAAGTAGTATTGATATTATACCAATGTCAGACTATATTTATGATCTTCTTATGAGTTTACCTCATGACTCTGAATATGTATTTACTGCTAACGGTCATCAGATAGATAAAAAAGATTTAGAAAAAGTATGGAGAAAAACCTTACAATCATTAATCAAAAAGTTAAAAGAAAAAAATATACAATTTGAATATAGAGTATTTCACGATTTAAGACATACATTTGCTGTTCTATTATTATTAAAAGGAACAGACCTATATACCATTATGAAACTTATGCGACATAAGAAATTGTCATCAACAGAAATATATCTTGCAGTATTACCTGAATCAAAACAAAGTTCTGTAAATACATTAAATTCTGTATTTGATTAAAAACCAAGTCGTTAAATAGTATTTAAATAAAAAAATAGACTTTCGAGAAAAACCCCCGAAAGTCTTTATTTTACTGCGTTTA